GCAACTGGTGTTCCATTAACGTAGAGGCTAAATCGTGCATCATCCCAGCGCCTAACCCAGGACGTAAGGACATCCGGGCAAATTCCGGACGTCTACCCTCCAATCTCGGGTCTGTTTCCCGCGTCATTTTTTTATTTATGTAACCGGCCACATAAGCCATTGACTTACTTTCCAACGTACCGACATGGACTCGGCCAAAGTGCCAGCTCCGATGTATTTCCGAGCATATAGGGCAGCAACCCTCACCGGCCGGGGTGCGCGTGGAATACCGCGTAGAACCATAACGACAGGTGGGGAAGTCGAACAATGCCGCGTGATAGTGCGGCAGCCCATTTTGATCGCCATACTCGCCGACGATGAAATAACGGAACGTCTTTTTCGAGTTCTTGCGAAGACGTTTGATGAATAGTCCGCTGATTCGTGGAGATACTGACCCATCTTCCGGAACATGTTCGGGGGCGTACGTGAGCGTGACAAAGGCGTTATCCTTATACTGTGCCGCTTCCAGCATCATCCGGTGTTGCCATTCGCGGCGTTTCTTTACCCTGCATGGGACGCAATGGCCGCACCCGTAGGCGCGACCATCGAGAGTAAATGGTTTCTGACAGTTCACAGACGGAACCCTATTCGCTGTCGACCTCTAGGCCTTCTCATTGCCTTATAGCGACCTCTACCGCGCCGGCCGCGTGCGCGACGTGAGCGACGACGACGTCGAAAAGCCATAGCTACCTCCTGAGTTTATTCGTGATGTACTCCCAGCCTTCTGGTCGGGAGCCTCCTTGCCGGCCGCCCTTTTTAACAAGGACATACCCACCATATAGCGGATCGTAAGACCAGAACGACCCGCTTGGAGCTTCATAAGGCACCGTTTTAGCTGAATCATAATAGTACGGTGCTAATTGATTACGTATCATCCACTGCCACCGCATAACGGCGTTATTTTCGTGGACTTCCGACAGTTGTTGCGGGGGTGCCGGAATATAATAACCATCCTTTGCGCGGTACATATCTACTTCGGGTGTAACTCCAAAACTTTTATTGCCCTCACCGAAACCGGCGGGAGTGATGTTCTTTTTGAGCTCCGCTCCAGTTGGTCCGAATGTGACGTCTCGATCCAACACACCCCCTGCTCCGGGTTGACCTGCAATTGCAGTCTTTGATGCGAGTTCGGCCCGTTTAATATCGTTATCGACGCGGAGACCGTCCAGCTGGGCTTGCTGTATCTGGTGAGCGATTCCGGAGACTTTGCCTGTTGTAGTCGAACCTGCTCCACCTTGACCCATTTGTTTGTCGAGGGCGTTACCCAGATTAGAGAAGTCCATCCCACCAACACTAACGGGAGCAAAATTAGAGGTGGGAGCGCCAGCGGCAAAATACTTGGATACTCCGTGCTTTTCAGCATCTTCTAGCTTCCACCCGAGGGAGTGTTTCGCGAATTCTTCTTGCTTCTTGGCGTTGTACTTAGCGCCGAAAAGACCGCCTGCGACGTTACCGATCGTGGAGAGGATTGAACCAAGCATCTCTTGGGTCTCCGGTTAGCAGTGAATTTTCGAGTAAGCGTTCCTGTGACGTTTCCCTCCACCCCTCCCTTTTCTAGTTTGACGGTTAAGAGCAAAGAGAATTTCCCGTCTGATTTTTCTTCTAACACAAACGCCAAGGAGCTTAGGTAGCCTGATCCGTGGTTCCAGACGGAATCGCCAAATAACATCGCGATTTGGCGTGCGGACAGTAGACGGGGCGGGTCGACTATATCGGGGCTGTGGGTGATGGAGGCGAAGGTCAGGGGGAGGCGAGACATCGGCGAGGATCTCCATTGGGGTGACCACTGGCGATGGGCCTACGGTTGTCGATAGCAGAGAATCTAGCGAAGAGGATGATAACTTCGCGCTACGACTTTTAGGAGGGTGTGCCTTGGCCATCTGGTGTCACCTAGCGTAGTACGCAACAAGGAAGCGTACTACGGCACCTTAGCAGGGTTCGGACTAAGGGAATAGGGCTAGGGCCCTCTCCCCTTATGATCCCCACACCCTAAACCAAGACAGCAAGGGGACGGCTGGCCCTAACAAATGGCCACCGTCCCAAGGGTGACGATGCATAGCGCTAGCGGCTATGGCATACCGTTCCGGCTAACGCCCCAAATCCTACAGAAGGTGAAAACGGCCGTACGCGGCGTTTTAGGGGTCGGGTGATACCAAGGTACCTTGGAAATTTCCGGCCGCTGGCGGGCCCTCTGAGGCGTGGCAATCGTGTCAAGCAAAAAAAAAGAGAGGGGGGCTGGCGCCCCCCTCTCCTGCTCCCCCCGCCGGGAGCTACGCCGACGGCTCTGAAGCGTCTGGCTTCTGTCGGGGGTCCGGGACCTCCGATGCCCTTCGCTGAGCTGCCTCTGCGTCGGCGTATAACTTTTCCTGTTTCTCGAGTTCGCGGAGGCGAGCCCGAGTTTCTTTGATGGAGGGAATCAGATCGTTTTCCCAAGGAGATACTGGTTGCGGATCGTCGTCAATATCGAAATCGTCCGCTTCTTCTTCTGTTTCACGTACCTCGAGTTCTGCTAGCCGTTTTGCTGCAATAACCTGCTGCCGAATAGTATCGGATAGCGATGGTGCCGCCTTATAGCCAAGAGGTGGCTGCATGGGGATAGGGTTGAGTACCTCTAGGCCGTCTTCCGTGTGGCGATTGTTTTTATTGGTCGTGCGGAACACGTCCGTGTCGTTTGGTAACGGTGCTTTCTTCTTAGCCATAGTGCCTCCTAATAGATGAACGAGGTGCCGGTTTTGCTGACCAGGCGCCTAGCTTGTACCGAGTGACGCGCCATAATTTGTAACACATCCTCTGATGGCACGGCAAAGGGTGTCTCTACGGGCACGCATTTCACAAAGTCGGCGTTAAGCGCCGGGTCCGAGGCGAACTGCCTCGCGAAGTGCCAGTAGTTCAGCGTCGTGCGGAATTCTCCGGCGATGCCTGAGGGAATGCGACGGTACTCGTCGTATCTGTCCTGGTAGCCGAAGGTTCCAGTGGGGCTTGCGTGATTTGCGCGGACCTCTTTGTTAAGGATTTCCTGTTGACCGATATGTTCGAGTTCGCGCTGCCAGAAGTCCTCTTTTGTGCGGCGGTTCCAGTGACGGTTGAGGCCGGACGCGTAAATTGTTTTTGGCCGGGCGCAGAGGAGGGAGATGACGTAGCCGTGCTCTTCGAAGAAGCGCCGATACCGATTAGAGCGCATTGAAGAAATGCCATGACCTCTAAGCGTTCCGACGGGGTCAGTGCCTTCAGCAGTCTGCAGAACTTCGCTGAATTGAATGGTTTCTTGTCCACCCCCCAAATACTCGGGGCGTTGTAGTCGAGCGTCCGAAGAATTAACGCCAAGGTAGGCCAGATATTCAGTATAACGTGATCCATAACGCGCGCGTGCCTCCTGATAGCGTTGTAGAGCAAGTGCCTCACGTAGGACGTTAATTGTAACGGCTGAAGCGTCACTGAGGTCTGCAAACACCTGTGGCCGATTGCTAGAACCGATAGCGCCTGACGACTGAGTGCGAAGCACAATAGACGGGTCTGCGGTAGTCGAGCTGACCCCGGGTTGCCCCGTAACCTGTGATCCTTCTGTTGGCCAGAAACTTACCGATGCCGCCGCTGTGCCGGTGGCGCCGAGGCCGGTGATCGGTGCGGTGGTCCCGAGAGGGATCGTGATTGTCGGTCCCTTGGCTTCCCACGGCCTAGCTGAGGTGAAGTAGTCTTTCTCCCATGCACCGTTGAGCAGAGTGACGTTGGTCGTAGAGTCCGCGCCGGAGGCGATCGATAGGCCGACCTCGGATACTAAGTCTTGGTCCCGGTACCATTCGTTAAAGATTTGCGCGTATGCTCTAAATGGCAGAGCGCTGACTTCAATCGTACCGGTATGAGGAGGCACGCCCAAATAATCAGCAAGCGTACCAACTGCATGATTGGCCTCCGAGAGTGTAATAGTAGGAAAAACCGAAGCGTCCAAACCATCCGGGCCCCCCGTGATAAATTCTTCCCAGTCCTCCCAGATCAGCCGGTTCGGCACGAACCAATGACTGATGGTGCACTTGAGCGGATGCATAACTGGCGAAAGTAGTGGAGCTGCCCGAACAAGAGCTTGCGTTGACTGTTGAATGCTATCGCCGGGAAGTACGTCCATGCATGCGATCGGAATCAGCTCCCCCAGGTCGCAAGAGAATAGACGGTAGTGCGAGAGTGAATGTTTCGTTCTTTTCATAGTGTCCTCTTATTTTTACGACGGTAATGCGCCTCTATTTGTATGCGGCGACCTAGCGAGGCTTCAAGGATCGCCGTTTTGAAAGGTATCGAAGCGTTGAACGCAGCCGTTCGCAAAGCTTGCAGTTTCTCTTTTTGCGCCTCCAGCGCTTCCTGCGGAGCATTGGCGTCTCTTCCGATATAAGTGCGTAGCTTACGGCGTAGATACCGCCCGAGGGGGTAATTAGCTCTGCCGTGAGCCAGTACAGCGGGGACATCAGTCATCTCCTTCTGCAACTGGTGTTCCATTAACGTAGAGGCTAAATCGTGCATCATCCCAGCGCCTAACCCAGGACGTAAGGACATCCGGGCAAATTCCGGACGTCTACCCTCCAATCTCGGGTCTGTTTCCCG